TAAACCAGATATTGGACAGTTTCTTTCTGAATGGACAAGCCTTTATAACAGTCACTCTGGAGAGCGTGGTATCTTCTCACGAGCCGCAAGTAAAAGTCAGGCTAAGAAAAACGGAAGACGTGATGGAGATTACGACTTCGGAACTAATCCCTGTAGCGAAATCATATTACGACCCTATCAGTTCTGTAACCTTACAGAAGTCGTTGTACGGGCAGAAGACACTGTAGAGTCGTTAGCCAGGAAAGTACGCATAGCAACGATTCTGGGCACATTCCAGAGCACTATGACACACTTCCCCTATCTGCGTAAGATATGGCAGAAGAACACGGAAGATGAGCGCCTCTTAGGTGTGTCGTTGACTGGTATTTTAGATAATCACTGGATGGGAGAAGTCTGTGACAGCACTGCGAAAAATCTTGAACAGTTACGCCAAGTCGCCATTAGCACCAATCTGGACTTTGCAACAACTCTGGGAATCCCTCAGTCTGCTTCTATTACTTGTGTCAAACCTAGTGGCACTGTTAGCCAACTTGTTGATTCTGCCTCTGGTATTCATGCTCGACATAGTCGTTATTACATACGAAGGGTTCGTGGCGATAAAAAGGACCCTCTTTCGACTTTTTTAGCAGAGGCTGGCATTCCTGCCGAAGATTGTGTAATGCGACCAGACAGCACAATAGTCTTTTCATTTCCAATGAAGGCTCCTGAAGGAGCAAGACTGCGTGACGATCTAACAGCATTAGAGCACCTTGACCTATGGTTGATGTATCAGCGGCACTGGTGTGAACACAAACCGTCTGTGACTATCTCTGTTAAGGAAGATGAATGGATGGACGTTGGCGCATGGGTTTGGCGCAACTTTGATGAAGTCTCTGGCGTGTCTTTCCTGCCTTGGGATGGCGGTAGTTACCGTCAAGCGCCTTATGAAGAGTGCTCCGAAGAAGCATATAATGAACTCTTAGCGAAGATGCCTACTAATATCTATTGGGACAGTCTGGTTGAGAAAGATGATAACGTGGAGGGTGCTCAGACGCTTGCGTGCGTTTCTGGGCATTGCGAAATATGATTATAGACTTTTATCTTATTTCTGGTATGATGGTTGGTGCAGAATTTGTGCAATTAGGCGATGACGATGAGTTTAATAAAGGCATAGTCATCGACTTGTTTGTGTTCAGAATTATGTTCCTTTGGTAGTCTGGGTGTTGTCCTTTAGGGCCTCTTCGGAGGCTCTTTTTTTTATCTAAGATACAAAGACATCTCATCTTTCCTACGCTTTACTAGGCCAGGCAGTTCTTTACCGCCGGCCTTGGTCCACTGCATGAAGGCTTCCGCAGCGCCATCAAAGTCACCACGGTTGTGCTTCATGCGGATGCTAGAGCGTTGGAGATTGCCGAGGCCAACATTGAAAGAGAAGGATACGAGGCTGTCAAACCTAGACTGAGTAAGATTAGCAGGACACAGTCGTAATACGCCTCGCTCAAACGTAGCCAAGTCTGCGGCAAGAATGGCATTAACTTCTGCTGGAGTAAGTTGTCTGTCCCAGCCATCAGGGATTGGTAGTGTTTTTCGTTCATCAAAAGGCACCTTTATATGGTTAGGGTCTATGACATGGCCTACGGCCGTGGTCCAAAGTAGCGCCGGACACCTGTAGGGCCTAAATCGCACACCTTCGTGGTGCTTAATCATGTCAATACATTCGGCAGATACCTTCATTTCTTAAACGATTGTGTACCGAACCAGAAGGCAATCACTGATGAAAAGATAATGGCACTGTCTTCATCCCACAGGATAGCCATTGCTTGGTCAAAAGGCACACCAGTCTTCCATGCGTAGAAGAAGCCAAAGATGTTCACAAAGAGTAGCATTACGAACATACCGTAGGTAATCAACGGACGCACAGAAGCACGAAGATTGATAACCCACTGTGATGCGCCTTTGCCAATCTCAATATCGTGTGCATAGAGTGCCTGTCGTTCTTGCACCGCTGTCTGCATTGCTACCTGATCTGTGCGTATCTCTTCTATGCGAGTCTGTGCTAAGAAGCCTTTCTCGGCCATAGCCAGTTCACGGTCTGTCTGCATCTTGGCTAGGTCTAATTCATGCTTCTTATCTGACCTGTCTTGAAAGAAGTCTAGGAACTTTGGTAGGCCTCCCATAAGGAAGGAGATTAGTGTAGATAGCAAAGTCATCATTACATTAGCCCCATAAATTTAAATAAACCATAAACCAAACCAGAAGATACCAATATCCAAAATATCTCTCGTCTTGTCTCCATACGCTTACGATAGAACTCATCATTAAGTTCTCGGTGCTGTTTTCGTAGTTGTGTAATTAAGGACTTGACTTCTGACACTGCAGACCTTCCAAACTCCATTTCAATCTGTCTGTACATCTCCATCTCTGCGTCCCTGATTTGCCTAATGATTTTGTACTCTTCATAGGCATTCATGAACATCATGTCACCACGGCGCTCAATCTGTTGCTGCTTTCTTTTGAGTGCAATTCTGGCTCGTGCTTCTTCATCAAGGAAAGCATTTACTTCGTTAGCAGTTTCCTTAATCTCTCTGCCAACTTGTACAGCCTCCTTGATGCCAGATAACGCTGCTCTGGCAGTTGCGGCTGGATCGGACATTATTGTTCTTCGGTCAGTGCTCTGACAGGACCTTGAATTTCAATAATATTATCCAAAACTGCTTGGTTTTGTGGTGTTAATCTTGGATAGATAGCGTTTACAAAATCTTTTACACGTCTTTTAGGAGTTGCTGACATAAAAGCGGCTAGTTCTTTAGGATTAGCAAACAAACGAGCCATTTGTGTATTCATTTCTGGAATGGCATCTCGTTTTACTGCTCTTAAAATTGCATTGGTAATAGCAGCAGTTCTACTTAATAATTGTGGTAACTCCGCTTCACCTGCTTCTATACTGGCTACACGAGCACGTTCAGCAAGTTTATTTGCAGTAGAGGTTCGTTGTAAATCTGCCAAAATTGCATTTATAGATGCTACTTGTTTAGGCGTTAATGCTTGCTCTAACTTTTCAAAACGAGATACGCCACTGGCACGTTTAATTGTAGACGCTGCTTCCCGTACTGCTTGAGCAAAAGCACCTGCTCTTTCTGTATCCAAAGCAGAGTTTAGTTTGCGCTCTAAGAACTGTCCTATTTCCATCTGGTTAATTTTAGTTGAATACTTAGAATAGTTATCTAAATATTCTTTCCAACGAACACCACCAGCCTTTTCAATAGAATTATCAATGTATGATTTAATATTTTTCTCTAACCCTGCTGTTAATTGCGTGTCCCAGTTTTTAACACCTTCAGCAAAGTTTTTAATATCATTTCCAATTTCTTTACGAATTGTGTATAAATCACGAGAGTCTATAATTCCATTAGGTTTTACATATTCAGGGTTAGTAAGTTTCTTTCTTAACGAATCAAAAGTTTGTTGAACAACATCCGATGACCGCTGTCCAGGAGCAACACGAATTTTATCTACATTATTTACGATGTCATTAACTTTTAAAGGAAAGAATCCTTCATCAGAAAGACTTTGTAACTGTAGTGCTTTAAAGTCACGTTCTGCTGCTCTTTGCGCCACAATGTTTCCAGTTTCAGCAGCAGCGTCAATTGCTTCAGCAGTTCTATCTATACTTGGGCTATATCGACTAGAAATACGAGGCATACCGGAAACAGGTACGAAAGGACCACGAGCCAGCACACCTTGTTCAGCAGCCGTTGTTTGAAACTGTCCTTGTGTTTGCAATGCTCGAACACGGCTTGCCTCTCTAGCCGCCGTTTCTGCTTCTAATCTTGGTGCTAACTCACCAGCAATATTAGCCTGCATCAAGGCTTCTTCTCTAAGAGGCTGAGTAGCGGCTGTTCTAGCAGCCTGCGCCGCTGCTAAATCTGCTTCGGTTCCACCTACAGTGCGTAACTCTCCTAATCTAGCGGCCTGTTGCTCTGCTTCTCTTTTGGCAAACATAGGAGCCGCTTCTGGAGTACGAGCAATTCTTGCCTGTGCCGCAAGTAGATTTACTGCCTCAGGTGTTTGTGCTAATGCTTCTGCGGAGGTTGGCTTACTGCCGGCAACAATTTCATCTGCTTTATTTAGTGCTTCTATAAATTTTTGTTTATCTTTGCCAGCAAGATTATCAATGTAGTCACGAATAAGTTCATTCTGTCCATTTTTAGTCATTGGTTTAGACAGATTAATTATAAACTTAGAACCTCCTTTGATAGCCTCGACACCGCCTTGTACTAATCCACCAAGGACAGCGCCCATGCCTAACTGCTCTACTTTTGCAGCAGCAAAGTCTGCCAAATCTTCAGGAGCATCTGAAAGAGGTTGCAATAATGTACCAGCAGCGCCTGCTCCGGCACCTGCTCCAATTCGTTGTGTTCTTGTGGTTGCTTGCGCTAATCGTCCAGCCATGCCTAAAACCGGAAGGTTTGCGATAGGGCTAACTACG